ATTAAAACCCCGGATGCGCGGGAGTCGCCAATCGCAAGCGAGACTATGCTGAAGGCTATCTGCACTAAGCAAGCCGTTAAGATTTGCGAAGCGCATGGTAGGGTAGACTGCGCTGAGTGCGCTAAGAATAAGGCGCCTACCATCCCCTTTGACTACAAGAGCTTGACTAATGAGGACGCAATCTTCATTGACTCGCTTAGTCAAGTGGGTACAAGTTCTCTGGCTGCTGCTACTTTGGGTAAGCCAGTAACCTATAACCCACTGCTGGATGACTACGGCGCTTCTGGTAAATACCTGAGTGATCTGTTGACTACCATCCAAGCCTGCGCCTACTGCCACATATTCGCAGTGACGCACATCCTACCAGTGACCGATAAGAATGAGCGCGAAACCTACTACCCGCTGTGCGGTACTAAGCAGGTCAGTATGAATTGCGCTAAGTATTTCGGTAACGTAATCTTTGTCCAGAAGCAGCTCAAGAAGCACCGCGCTGTTAGTAGTAGCCTTGCAAACACTGCTACTATCGCCGGTAGCAGACTGGGGCTTATGCTGGACAAGATGGATAAGCCTGACCTTTCAGTTCTGCTGCAAGACGAAGGCTTCTTTGAATCTGGCTCTACTACTGAGCCAGCAGACAGTAACACAGCAGCCCCGGCTGAGAAGCCTAAGCCTGCTTTCCTGACCCGTAAATAGCTACTAGCGAATAGCGAATAGCAAACCCAACCTTAATAGCGAGAGCAATTATCATGACTACTGAAACTATCCTCGACCTCGACAGCATCCTGAACGAATCCTTCGAAGGCGTCGAAGCGGCTCCTGAGTTCCTGGTATTCGACAACGGCGTTTATGATTTCGTCGTTAAGAAGATCGAACTGAAAAAGCAGGAAGCCAAGGATAAGGCTAAGGCTATCGCCGAAGGCAAGCCTGCTGAGTGGGTGAAAGTACACTTCACCTACGGCATGGAAGCCGCTGTGCAACTGGAGTCGGATAAGTCGCTGCCGCCCAAAGTTGGCAGCCTGACTTCTGAGAACTTCACCTGGTCGGATAAGGGCAAGCCCTATCTGAAGGCGCGTATTGCTCATTTGGTTGTTGCCGCCGGCGGTAGCGAGGAAGATGCTGATAGCATGAGCTTGACTGATGTCATCAATACTTTCCCGGATGCTGTACGCTTCCGCTCCACTGTTATCAAACGCAGCACTCCGACTGACAACGGCGTCTACGAAGATAACCGCTTTACCAACATCGTTCCGGTGGCGTAAGCCGGTAGCCCCCTGAGCAATCGGGGGGCTATTCTCCCAAAGCATTCCCATTACACAATCCAACCCAAATTAGGTATGCCATTATGATGCTGTCTGTCACAGTTAAACGCTCCCCGCTCATCCTCTACGCCTGTGCGTTTCAAGAGCATATGGAAGCGCCGAATGTTAATGGGCGCAGTATGAGCCTCCTCTTTACTTCTCTGCCATCGCAGGATGATTTGCAGGAAGTGGTAGGCGACAACGAAGCCGACCTCTGGGCCTCCATGATTATCGGAATCGAGGACTGCCCGAGTAACCATGAAGATGAACTGCTGGAGCAGGGCTATATTGAGCTGGACTGCCTTACGCCAGACGGCGCGCTTCTCGGCTTGGTCACAGTTACCATGGCTGAAGCGCACTACAACTGACACCGTAGCTCAGACTAGCCAGTCTAGTCTGAGTCTTTTTTCATATGCTCATTTAGTTAGTGGGTATATCAAAAAGGACACGCCATGAAAGTTCTTATCAACATAAGCCCAGAAGAGGCTAAGCACCTTCCTGCCCTAGACTATCTACTCCGACAGCGGGGGGTTCGGGGCATGAGTACAACGCGTACTCTATCCAAAGCTGATTTAGTTGCCTTGGCCCAAAAGACTTCGGCTAATGCAATCCTGCTAATCCACGAAGGCACTCTTGCCCGGCTGGTAGATGATCCCAAACCTACATTGGATAACTGGCGCGGTAGTCGCCTACAAGCGCTTGTACCTATTCTAGTCATGGATAAGCTAGTCAACCTGTACGCCAAGGCTGAGGGTAAGCTGCTAGCTGAATATGACTTGGAGAAGCTAAAGCATATCCACAAACCTATCCGCAAGATTAAGCCGGTCATCCTGCGAACTGTATACACCTTTAAGGAGGCCATGGAGGCTGCTAGCAATGCCGTTATCATGGGCGTGGACATTGAGACTAATCAGTGGGCTAAGAAAGTAAAGTCCTCTAAGAAGCCACTGCACGACCCTGCTACCTTGGACATTGCTAATCTGGGCGAGTCTTGGATAACCTGCGTAGCCTTCTCAATGATGTCCCCGGCTGGTAAGGTGCAGACTTTTGTTCTACCGCTAGTAAACGGAATGACCGATTACTGGAAAGATGACAATGAGTATGCACACGCTCTTAGCCTGCTTCGTGCTCTGATGCGCACCGACTGCGCTAAGGTATTCCATAACGGCTTGTACGACTGCTACCACCTGATTCGCTACCATGCTTGGCCGCGTAACTGGTGTCTGGATACCATGGCGCTTAGCTGGGCCTGGTACTCGGAGATGCCTAAGACGCTGGCTCACTTGTCTAGCTGGCTGCTCTATGATCACAGCTACTGGAAATATCTGGCTGACTCTGAGCATAAGGTAGGCAAGTCAATAGAGGACTACTGGTTCTATAATGGTAGCGATGCGGAAATTACACTGCGCTGTGCAGTAGAATTTCTCAAGCGTGGCCCGCAGTGGATGATACCTAACTATAAGATGCAGTTCCCGCTGGTGTACCCATCGCTATACGGAGCCTTTGAAGGCTTCAAGATGAATAACACCACCAGAAAGCGGTTGCTGACAGAGGCTACTGAGCGGCTAGAGGAGGCTCGTCGCGTAGTGCAGGTAATGACGGATGATCCTACCTTCAACCCGTCTAGCTCGCAGCAGAACTCAGAGTTCATGTACAATGTACTAGGGGCTATGCGCCCGCCGAGGGCAAAGACTGCTAGTGCTGCCGGTAAGAAAGAGCGCACATTCGTAGCAGCCCAACACCCATGGCTATCCCTCTTTGTGGATACGCTAAACAACTACACCAAGGATGCCAAGGCTGTTAGTACATACTTCCAGTTCTTGCAATGGCACGGGCGCTTACTCTGGTCAGCAGATCCATTCGGTACTGAGACTAGCCGATTCGCTAGCCGTAAGTCTGCTGCCTGGGTTGGTACTCAGATTCAGAATCAGCCCTACTACGCCAAGGAGATGTATGAGCCAGACGAAGGTTACGTTGGGTTTGAGATTGACTTCTCTAAGGCTGAGGCTATTTGCACGGCTTACCTAGCCAAATGCGAGAAGCTGATTCAAGCCCTGTGCTTTCCTGAGCTAGATGCCAACGGTAAGAAGAAGGACTTTTATAAAGTGCTGGGAGTCCTATTCTTCAAGATGGCTTACGAGGACGTTACCGACTTCTTCCGTAACAATGTGCTTAAGAAAATCCAGCACGGCACAAACTACATGATGGGTGCTAATACATTCATCGACAACTTGGAGGACATTACCATCCTGTACACAGCCGCCGAAGTGCTGGGCTACACTATTACGCCTAAGCCTAAAGCTGCTAACGAAGTTACCATGAAGGTGTTTGTGGAGATTCTACTCGAATCCTACCACATTCCGTTCCCAGAGATTAAGCAACTGTGGAATAGCATCAAGGATACAGTGGCCGCTACCGGGATGATTACAAACCCATGCGGCTTTACCCGAGTATTCTTTGGTGATCCTACCAAGAACCATGCTGTGCATCGGTCGGCAGTAGCCCACTACTCACAGTCTACCAGTGTGAACTGCCTAAACGCCGGATACCTTCGGGTGTATAAACTGGCTACTAGGCTTCCAGACCCAGCAGCTCTGCGGCTCAAGACTCAAATCCACGACAGCCTAAAAGGGCAAGTTAAGATTGAGTACGCCGCCCAGCTAATCCCATTGCTGTCTGATCTTCTTGAAGCCCGGCAGGACATTCATGGTCGCTTAATGGTTATCCTATGCGAAGTGGAGGTCTATCATACGAACTGGAAGGAGAAGAAGTCGTGGAAGGCTTTTTCAGAGACTATTTTGCCTACGTTGGGAACTCAGAAGTCCCTGACATTTTCCACCGATGGACTGCGCTAAGTGTGGCGGCAGCTCTACTAGGACGGCAAGCGTGGTTTGAGTTTGGCCCGAATAACATATACCCTAATCTGCTGATCTTGTTACAAGGGCCGGCAGCGGCGCGTAAGAGTACAGCCATTAAGATTGGCACACGGCTATTACAACGTACTGGGTATACGCGATTCGCATCTGAGCGCATGAGCAGGCAGACTTTCCTGGATGAGATGCACCGCATAAACCAGCCGGAGACAATGGGCGTACCATTAGAAGAGCAGTTCGATATGGATTTGGACTACCCTAATGAGATGACCATTCATGCTCTGGAGTTCATCGACTTTATTGGCCAGAACGATAAAGACTACCTAGCCCTGCTGACTACGCTGTACGACAATCTTCCGCAGTATGCGAACCCTAAGATGTCTAGCAAGTCGGTTGTGGTTAGGAAGCCTACTATCAACCTATTAGGAGCAGCTACACCAGAAAACTTGAACATGGCATTCCCGCCTAATGCTATGGACACTGGTACGTTCAGTCGTATCCTGTTCGTCTACGCAGACAAAGTGCAGCGGCGAATGCTGATTCCAGACCCACTAGACAAAGAGGCGGAGAAGCGGCTAGTTGATCGGCTTACTACTATGCAACGTGAAGTTAAGGGGGCCATGACGCTAAGTGGGGATGCTAGGATTATCCTAGACCATATCTACCAGAGCTTTACTGACTTGCCTGACCCACGCTTCAACCACTACGGAGGGCGTCGCCTAACCCATCTAATCAAGCTGTCCATGCTGTACGCTGCGCTCAGGCTGTCTAAGGAGATCGACGTTGAGGACATTCTGTTAGCCAACACTACCCTGAGTATTGCTGAGCACTACATGCCTAAGGCATTAGGGCACTTCGGGCGTAGTCGGCAGTCGGCTATTGCCCATAACATGCTAGAGCATTTGGCTAAGGCGCCTACACCAGTTGGCGTACCTGAGTTATACCGAGCGTTCATGACAGACTTTACCAGCGAGAAGGAATTTTCCTCTGTCTTATTCGAGCTACAGACTGCTCAGAAGATTAGGCTTAAGGAGATTCCCGGCACTGATAAGGTAGGGTTTGTTGTAATAGAACGCCCAATGGATGAGTGGCTTAAGCCGCTTATTGAGCAAACAGCAGCCTACTTCACAGAGGCTGAACTTAGAGACCTGTATTGGAGAACCAAACGATGACTGATATTGCGAAAGCTACCGTAAAGCTGGATGGCTACCGAGTAGTACTAATCGTGGGCGCCCAGCTTGCCAAGGCTATTCTTGAGTTTGGCGCAGAGTATGAACGGACCGACAATAAGGGGCTGGCGGATG